TCACTTTCTCCTTATCATAGTTTAATAATAATATAACATAATGCACTGCTTTTAACAAGTCAGCACGATTATATCCATTTTTCTTACCATACCTACACAAGTATTTAATTGCGTTGGCATGACAAAAGTCTTTACCAATGTTTAAAGTCTTAAATAAATCTTGTACTTGAAATCCATCTGTACCTGTAGAGTAGTGCTGGTCATAGGTTGATTTAATATATTCAAGTATCTCATTTAAGATTTTATCTTCATTGTATTTCATACTGTTAATATATTACAATATGAGAAAAATGTCAAGATATTAATTATTTACTATTAAAGAGTTTTCGTATCTCGTAATATCTTCTTGTACTTCGATAGGTAATAAATTAAAAGCGGGTGTGTAATAATTTATATCTACACTAGGTTTATCATATTCATAAACTTTTATATTAGCTTTCTCATATAGGTCTTTGGTAGTACAAGTAATATTTGATTTGGAATTAAGTGACTGTAATTTTCTATTTTCTTCTTTTAACACTCTACAACAAATTGTATTTATGTTGAGTAATTTTGATATTAAATTTTTATCTAAATATTTTTTTCTATATTCAGGTGAAAGTATCATTTCAAAAAAATAAGAAGATGGTCGTAGGGTATGATCACTCGTTAAATTTTTATTGACTCTATAATCATCTGGGTACTTGGATAAAGCTTTGTGACTTACAAATAAATTTGTATTACTTCTTTGGGATATAAAATCATAGGCGAATCTTTTAAAAACTTTTTGTTGTATTATTATATCTTTTAGTGACTTAGATTTATCATACATTTTTATAGCGAGAAGAAAATAATTATAAAAAGTGTCTAAAAGAGACTCGTTTATTTTATTTGGTATCATATAACTAATATTATTTTTTAACTTCTTCTACTAATTGTGGTAAGTTTATAAATTCTAAATCTTTTATTTTTTTCTCATCATACAATTTAATAAATTGTCTATACATACTTATCTTATTTTGTATTAATTTTTTTTTAGCGTTTCTTACTGCGATAATATGATTAGGGTTAATACTATCAACATAAGAGAATACTTTTACATTACTAGATGGATACTTTAACATAGATTTAACATAATAATCAAATACTTTATTATCATATACTTTATCATCATTTTCTTTAGTAAATTGTTGTTTAAAATAAATTGTATCATCTGTATTTTTTACTATTTTTTTAGGAGTTGATAAGACAACATCATAATTTTGATTTATATAATCGTCTGCGTAGGTAGAATTATAAACTGTACAAATTTGTGGACTATTACTTTTATCATTTAAAATTTTTGATAAAAAATAATTAAATTTATCTGGTCTTACTTGTTGATCTTTTAAAGATTTTTTAATATCTATTTCGGTTTGATTAATTAGTTTCTCATCAATTTGATTTACAATCGTTTGTATTATCTGTTCATCATTTCTAGGATTTCTAATAAATTCATCATTATCGTCATTGTTTTCTACCGATCTCCAGTTAAGTTGCCAATATTTGGCTGGTTTATCTTTAAAATCTATAAACTTTACTACAGCGACTGTCATATATTCTTGGTCTTCTAAAACGTGTGCGTTATATTGGTGATAACCTGACTCTAATTCTAAGTCTTCACTAACACACGGCGGAATATATAATTCGTGATTTAAAGTTTTTTTTCTTATAGCTCTTTGAAATTTTTTTACAAATCTAAATTCTAATTTTCTAGTATTATATTTGGGTTTAATATCTTTAACTTTTACTCTAATAGCTTTGATAAAAACTAGGCCTGGGGCGGAGGGGATTTTCACTTTTAAATTTTTATTCATAATATATTTTTTTAAATTGATTTGTTTATACTACTAGTATAACACACATATAGATATTTTTCAAGGGTTAATTAAAAAATATAAGTATTTAAAAACAACAACTTAATGTCATTGATTTAAAAGACTATTTTTTTAAATTAAATAAAGGGATTAGAAATTATTTTTCTAACCCCTTTAATTTTAAACAATATATTAATTACTTAATATCTATTGTTTTTGGTTTCTTTGACTCGGGTATAATTTTTTCTAAAGATACCGTCAATAGGCCGTCTTTTAATTCGGCACCTTTGATTTCAACATCATCACTTAAAGTGAATGTTCTCTCAAAGTATCTCTTAGCTATACCTTTGTAAATGGTATTACCATCTTCGTCTTTTGATTCGTCTTTATCGGACTTTTTAGACTTAATGGTTAACTGTCCATCTTCCACAGATACATCAATATCTTTTTTGTTGTATCCAGCAAGAGCCACTTCAATATTGTATTTGTTTTTTGAAACCTCTACAATGTTGTATGGCGGATAGTTAATTGAAGGCACTCTTAATCCAAAGTCGTCATTGAACATTGATTCGAAGTGATCGAATACTCGGTCAAATCCAACGGATAAAGGCCTTAATTGATTGAATATGCTTAATTGATTTTTAGTCATTTTTATCTCCTTTTGTTAAGCAAGTTAAAATATGAAAGCCCACTATTGGCACTTTCAATACTACTTATATAAGTACGATTTTTTACATTTCAAGTGTGTCAAATTGTCGCACTTACTTTTAAAAGAGGCGATGAGATTTACTATAAATCGCAATTTATAGATTACATTACTCACTCTTACTGTCTGCCTCTATGGCAGTTTCCTTTTTTCACGGAGTTAAACTGCCAAAGGTCTCCGATTTTGCGACACCGTAGTGTCATTTTTTAACGCCGACTGGGACTTATGAATTGCCCAATCATAATATATATAACCGATCAATAGGCGTTAAAACTAGTAACCTCTTATCAATAACTCTAATTTCTTTTTTTTAAGATAGTTAGCTCGCATTTCTTTTTGCTTTCTAACTCTCTTTTCAGATGGTTTTTCATAAGTCTGTTTCATTTTATACAGTCTAATGATACCTTCTTTTTGCATCTTTTTTTTAAGAATACGCATCGCTTTTTCTACGTTGTTATTCCTAACATCTATTTTGATGCCCAATTATTTTACCTCCTTTATATCACCATAACAATATTCTAAATCTGAAATTGATTTAAAATATGTTTCATAATAATTTCTATTTTTACTAAATCTTATGACTATTTTATCTAAAAATTTTTTTTTATCTAATTTTTTTAATTTATAAAATCTTAAAAATTTTACAGTAGCTATTTGATTATTTCTTTCTATAAGATATAATCTTTCCATTTTTTTAAAAACTTTGTTTTTTAAATTTTTTTTAGTTTTAATTTTAGATATATGTATTTTTTCCCCATAAAAACATTTTAATTCCCAAGACCACCCCTTATTAATTATTAAATCAACTGTAGAATTTCCTATAATTCTGCCAAAACAAAGTTTTTCCAATAATTGTCCTCTTTCTTGATCCCCTGTTCCGTAAATAGGAAAATCACGTCCTATTATTTTTTTTAAGACGTGATTTTCAAAATCTAAAGTAGTTTTAAAATTACTTAGATCTGTCATAAGTTACTAAAGTTTTTTTGACTTTTTTTCTTAACATAGAAGAAAATGCGGCCATATCTCTTTTACTTACACTTAGTTTTTCAATCAACTGAGTCGCTGACTGTTCAACTTCAGGATTTTCAAAACTAATAACTCTACCACTTGACACACTTGTTAAATCTACAAGTGATTTTAAGTAGTTTTCTTTTTGTGTTTTTTTCATATCGTCATATTGTTTTTGACAATTATGAAGAATCGCTTTAACAATAGCTGTAGCAGCAACGCCCTTAGTGTCATTACCATAAGCTTTGTTATAAAGAACTTCTAATAAAGAATATTCTTCCAGTTTTAATGGAGCAACGGATACCGTCTTAGACCTCTTTATTATGTTTTTAGTATGTCCCAATTAAATATACCTCCTTTAAAAAAGAAAGGCCGGTATTATCGGCCTTTCTCTGGACTAAACTTAATGGATTTTGAGTACCGTAATTATAGATCATAGTCTAAACGATTGCACTCTCCTCACCATTATTGGAATCTTGTTTCAACTCCTCTGCCGCAGCGGCCAACTCGTCTTGTCTCTTCTGCTCTAGGATACTATCGGCAGTGGCGCCGGCGTCAACTTTTGTATATAGATCTACAAATGATGTTTTTGTATCATCATCAAATCTATTGGTACACAGCTCAATCGCCTTTAACTTGTTTGCAAAGATGGCGTAAGCTTGTACAATGTGTACGAGTCTTCTTGTAGAAATAATCTCATCTACACCACCATCAAAGTAAGTTTTTCTAATTACGTCTGCCCAAGTGACTAATTTTTTAGTATAGTCTAGGTCGTCTTTTGTCTTTTTACCCGCAGATAAAAGAACATTAGAAAGAATCTTTTCTTCTGTCTTTGCACTAGGGTATTTCTGTTCAAAGGTAACCGGAAACCTTTCTAAAAAGGCCTCGTTAAGAATATTTGTACCAATAAACTTACCATCGGAAGAACCTTGACCCTTTGTATTGGCAGTTGCGATTACGTTAAAACCATCTTTTGGTTTTACAAATCTATTAATCTTTTTAACATAGATACCAGAGCCTTCTAATATAGGTTGAAGACACATAATCTTGTTAGATGCAAGGTCAATCTCGTCAAGTAGTAATATTGAACCTCTTTCCATGGCCTCAATTACTGGACCGTTCGCCCATACTGTCTGACCGTCTTTTAATCTAAACCCACCAAGTAAATCGTCTTCGTCGGTCTCAATTGTAATGTTAACTCTGATACACTCTCTTTTGGCATCGGCACAGGCCTGTGTAACCGCCATTGTCTTACCGTTACCAGATAGACCTGTAATAAACACAGGATAGAACCTATGAGATTTTACAATAGATTTAATGTCTGTAAAGTTACCAAACGGCACAAAGACCGGGTCTTTTTTTGGTACAATGTCACCTGACAATGTACTTACAATATACGCCGCCTCGTGTTTTGTCTCTGGTTTAGATACATCAATATTTGTATCTGCTGTATTTGTATTTACGTTTGAAGATTCGATAGGTAATTTGTATAGACCTCTACCTGCCGAAAAAACTTTTTTCTTTAACCAAGATGGGTTTTTAAAGCCATTTGATTTGTAAAAGTCGTTTATCTCACCTCTGGAAACCACCGACTTTTTATAAAAAGCGTAGATTGATTCTACAAACTTTTTTTGTGTTATACTCAACTCATTCATAGTTTAGTCCTTTTGTTGTTTATATAATATATAATAACATTTAATTGTGTCAGCATTGTGTTCATTTTACAAAATAAAGTCATTTAAAATCAATAAGTTAAGCGACTCTCTCTATAAATTTGTTTAATAATACTCTGGAATAGATACGATTCTGCATACCTTTCATAAAAGACTTTCTTAAACTCATTCCATCAAGTTTTAAATC